GTATTATTTGACAGGGAGGCGTGTCTTACAACACGCAAGAGGCAGTTTCGCGCTGATGCCACTACGGCGCGGGCAGTTACTTGTTTTCGTGCCTAGTTTAGAGACGTTTCGGTCTAGGATAGTTTATAAACGACTTTGCGGTCGGTTCATAATTAAGTCATGGTTTGTTTGCCATCAGTTTCTGATGCGTCTCGGAGCAGGAGTGTCGAAGACCTCCTCAATGGTCACAGAGCTGCGCGGCAAACGCTGCTTAGGCTTTGGTTTCTGAGGCTTCATCTTGCCAAAGCCGATGAGATTCCCGGCGATGCTGGAAAGTTTGTTCGCGGTGTTGAGCGCGTAGTCCAACACGTCGTCTGCGTGTCGTGCAGTGTTCGAGCCGGTGATCTTGTCAAACCAGTCCTTGTTTTGAGGGTTTGCGGTGATTTTGTTTAGCGCTCTGACCATCGCGCCACGAACATCGCCGATCCCGGGCATGTGCCGCCTCGGGTTGCCAAATGAGATAGGAACACCGGTAGCGACGAACCCCGTGTACTCAGCGACGATGCAGATCATCACCCTGTAGGTCTGGCCCGTGTACGTCCCGCCGACAGTTGGCGCTTGGAAAATGGCGTACATGGGCGCAATCTCGATGGCGTGCACACCTGCTGATGCCTGCGAGAAAGGTTGGCACCGATTCTGGTAAAGTGTACTCCAATCATTGAAATCGAGATCGCAAACGGAGCCCGTTTGCCAGCGCAGCTCCACGGTGCCGTCCTCGCCACCATCGTATTCGTGTGCGTTGCCCACGAGGAGGTCCTGCTGCTGCGCGAAGTCCACGCCCGCAGCCGTCTGGCCTTGGGATTGGCCGATGCGGATCGTCCCGCCCCTGTTGATCATAGCGGTAGTCGGTTTGACCCGCATGGAACAAGCCACGACTCGAGATTTGACTGCGGTCGCGTCGCCAGCCACCGGGTAGACGTTGTGGTTCGTCGCACTGTACGGCAGCGTGCTGAAAGATGCGTTACCGTACCCCGCTGGTGTGTTTGTCTGGAACGGAATGTAGTTGATCACCGACGTGGAGGATGCGGAGTAGGTCACGGCCTTGGTGTCATTCGCCGTATTTGGGCATACCGCGATGTAACCAAAACCAGAGGTCGCTGACGTTTGGACGTCTACCGTGATTGTGGACTTGTAGACCTGACTGGGAAGCTGAGATCCAGTCGGAACTCGAGCGGGCTCGTTCTCCCAGGGGTCGGCGATGCACTCTGCATATTTGGCGAAAGCGGGGTCGTTTGCGTAGATGCCCATCTCGGTATCCACCAAGTCCGGATGACGAGCCAAAGTACGAACCCGCCTGTAGTCATCAGGATAGCTGGCCCTAGGTCCAGCACGTTTGTTTTTGTTGAAGTTTCTGATGTTGCCGTTATTTTAATTGCCGGTAGGATCCTTGGCCAGAGTCCCCCGGTGAGCCGTGTTGCTGCTGTCTTTTAGGCGCTGCAGCGTAAAAGTAAATACCTCTCCTTACCACTAACTCCTGGGCTGTACTCATACACGGTCATATCGTACATTGTTTCACCGTCACTGGAGTTTCGTCGGGCTATGGGTTGCCACCCTGTTCTAACAAGAGCTAGTTGTACGGATTCCGCCGTGTAGTTTAGCGACGTTGCGGTCGTAGCACCTTATGTTCGTCCGGATGTCATCTGTCCACTGGGTGGTCCAGTGTAGTGCAAATCGTCCGTAACATGTGCGAGTGTGAAGCCACTCGGGAAGACCAGGTGTTTGAAGCCTTCCTCCATCTGAAGTTGCTCATCTCTCGTGATACCGAAAGCCCTCTCAAAACTAGCGCGTGCCTGTTCAGTAATCGGAGGATTACTGCGCCAGTTCAAGCCGCCATCCGCCAACATGCGGTAGTAGCTTGGTGTGCTCTTCAGTTCATCGTTACTCATCTCATGCTCTTCGCCCATTAAGATGAAGGCATCACACAGCGCTTGCAGCACCGGAACGCCTATCGAGCAACTCTTCTCGCAGACAGCCACCGTGAAGAGCCTCCTCTTCAAGTATCTCATCTGCTTCCTCGTGAACTCAGCGTCTGCCGTTGGTGTCTCCCACAGCCAGAACTTTGGTCCGGCAGCCAAGGTCGTCATAACTTTGGCTGGGTTGCGTACGAAACGCCAACCCTGTGGCAGCTCAACAGGCCGAGCTTGGCACCACTCCACATCTTCCATGCGATGTGCAGGTGGGCCTTCTATACGCAAATCCACGCCAAACAAGCCAAAGAATTCGGTGATTCTTGACATGATGTAGAGGTGGTTACGCGCTTCGACGACAGGGATGGTATCGTCGCCATTCACGAGTGGCTGGTAGTCGTGCTCTTCAAGAAGCATGGGCTCGTGTTGCATCTTGTGTTTCAAGACCTCCCAAGTTTCCCCACCGACCAAGAAATCCCGGTACAGGCAGTGTAAGAGGTAGAAACACGTGTTGTTCGCAAGTGACGTGTCCATGTAGCCCGACCGCAACATCGTTTCATCCCCCAAAGTGTATTTACAGCCGTGGAGACCACGGCACTTTGGGTGGGTATACCAACGTTGCATCTTCCGCATTGCCAATACGGAAGATCTATTCAAGTAAGCTTCATAAATCTTGAACTTTGCTTTGTGCAGTGCGGCATGTAAGTGCGCATCCGCTCTGCTAGCGTCAACGGAGAGAACCACAGGTTCCCTGAACTCAGATAATGTGTCGTGCAAAAGTTGCGCAGCTTTCCACGAACTGAGTCCCTTGCCGAACGTATTCGGACTTTTGCCCCCCAAGAACCCGGCCTTGCGACCGGCTTCCGTCATGGTGGGGTAGGCGACAGCTTCGATGGGCCCCACAAAGGTGCGGAAACCCATGTTGAGTTGGTCACTAGCAGCTTGTATGCACCTGGGGTCAGGAGGCTCCGATTCGGCCTCTCTGGCATCCAGGTCCACACATCCCTTGCTGGCAAGTAACCAGTTCTCAACTTTAACGAATGCATAGACGGTGGCGTACTTCTGTGACAATTCCGCCCCTTCCATGTCAGCGAGTGACCGTTGATATCTCTCGCCCTGCTTGCCCCCACACATGAAAGCGTATTTACCGTACTCTTCCAGTTGCTTGGGCTTAATGATGCTTCTTATTACGCTGTGCATCTTAACAGCAGCGCTTTCCAACCTCCCGACCGCCTCTTCGCATATATAGTGCTTACGCTCTTGAACAACGCGGTTGCGAATGGAGACGTACTCGTTGATTGGGCAGCTGTGGAAACTAGTGGGTATCTCAGCCATCGGTAGCTGAGGAAATAAACTACAAACAAACTGCTTAGCTGTACAAATTTGGGCCGCCGGCTGCACTGTGCTGCCCGGTGTCATATTTTTCAATGTCTTGTTCCGGCAGCATACAGTGTTGATGACGACGGCCCTCATCAGTTTGTTGCGTTATAGCCCACGTAGGACGGGCGCATCCGGAGCGCGATGTGGTAAATCGCTCCTGCTGCTTCTCCTGCCTGTTCCTCAGTGTAGGGGTGTCGATTCGCTCTCTTCTTAGTAAGCGTTTCGATCGTCCGCCTACAACGACCTTCAATCTGGCTTTTGTCCGTGGGTTTTGCCCATATCCGCCAGAGCTCACCGGGTATCTCTCTCGAGCACCCTGGGAGTAGTCGCTGCACTGCACGGGTGAAATCCAACTCTGCGCTTTGTTGTTCCACGGTCTCGACGCTCTGTTTTTCGGCGTCGGTCATTTCACCCGTCAGGTACTTGCAAACGTGGTAGACAGCCACCCAGGTCAAGCAGCCCCCGGCTACATAACACCACCAGGGGTACTTGACCTCTCCCGGTTTTGCAACCAGCCGGGAGATTATGGGACGCCACTCGAGATTGCGGACGTCGTCGAGGAGCCTTTTACTCTCCTCGCCCACTTCGCCCAAGTCCTCTGCACACTCGTGCACCCACTCTTTAAACGCGCCACTGCGTCCTAGAGTTTTGATGAACTTAGCGAACCTCCCACTGCCTCTTGCCAGGCCCGCGAGGGCCGTGACCACCAGGTTGGAGGTATCTCGAGACATCACGGAGTCTAGCTCTGCGGCATTCAGTGCATCACGCACTTGGTTCTCCGTCTTGTCGAACAGAGATGCCACCGCTGAGCTCACTATGCTCGAGAGTTCAGTCGCCCGGAGCCAGGAGTACCCAATGGATTTGCCAATCCACACCGTACCCTGGTACATGGCGACTGAGGCCAACAGGCTGTCCACGCCTGTCAAGCCCCTCTCGAACACCTCGCGGAACCACATGCCCCGCCCTGCGACATTGCATCTCCTGAAGTAATCAACAGCGAACGCTCTATGGTCAGTTCGCGCTAATCCCGGGGTGGCAAACTCTTGCACACCCACGAAATTGTCCAGATTATTTTGTTGGAGCGTCGCGATGTCCGGTCCTTCGTCTGACTCGTCATCGCTATCGTCGGGCTTAGCTGCGTCTCCGCGAGCCGGTCCCCCTGAACCACCCTCCACTCTCTCTTCTGTGTGGAGGTGTCTGTACCATCTCTCAACCATTGCGCCTACGCCACTGCAGTCGTCATCCTTCAATGCGTAGTTCTTGAGCAGTGCGTCGGGCTTGTCGATGTAAGACTTGAAGACCTCGTGGTTCGCTCGTATTGCTTTGTTATCCATCACGACGTTCCAAGTGCGTCTCTCGGATTCGTCGATGCCATTGCCTGCACCCCTCACCACATTGTCGATGATCTGGATGTGCATGCAGCAGATGGTGCAACACGTGTAGGGTTGACGTGCCAACTCCAGCTCTTGGGCAAGACCTTCGAGAGCTGCGTCAGCGGCGCCGGCTGCTTCCTCCGCCGTCCTCGCGAGACTGGCGGATTCTGCACCCTGAGTTTTGGAATTGCGCGTATCTTGACCACGCTTGAAGCCTTTTCCACCGGCTTTGTTTTTGGGCTTTTCGGACTCCTGTTTTAAAGACTTAGGTTGTCTACTCGTTGTACGGTCGGGTTTCACCATCTTGTTTCTTTGGTCACAAAACACACACTCACCAGTGGCCGTACAGGCCCAATCATGCTGTTTTCAGTCTATGTAGTCCACTTGGACACATGCCTGGTTATGTGTAGAATCGCCTCACGGCTCATCCGGGCGACGTCTCCCAACGTCTAAGTCCAAACTCTGTTTGGGTTTCCCGGGTAGGATATTTAACTGGTCGGCACCTCTCAATTAGCAGGTGTATGGGTGTTCAGCAGATGAACGATTAGCGACCCTGTAAACCAGGTTCAGAAAAGACTCAAGCGTCCGAAGGCATGAGTGTAATCCAGAGCGATGTTCTGCTGGGCCCCGTGTCGCGGCACGGGGTTTTGCGATGGGCCGTCATGTACCAAATGACGCCTACCCGAACTTTTAAGTTCGCTGCCCCCTCGTCCTAAGATGGGAGGCTCAGTCTCACAGCCCGTATGGGTTGTCCAGCTTGTGGACCTCTTACTGCCGCTGCATGTCGCAGGTGCTGCCACGTCGCGCCCGACGTAGGAAACTTG